TTTGAGCAAGGAATTGCGTGGTCATGTAGTCGAAGTCGACAAGCTGACCAAGGGGCATGACCGAAGGGGCCTGATCATGGCCGGGGCCGACAAGGTGATGCGTGACCTGCGCACCATCTTCAAGAACTCAGACGAGGTGTTGCCTGCTCTGGAGCTGGCTTTCGAATCCATCTGGGCTGATATCTGCGACGAGAAGTAATGGCTAAGCGAATGGCGATGAGTGATGCAGACGTACTGCGTCTGTTGGCTCAAGACAAAACGGATTATGTCGACTACCCGGCTTTGCGGGGCGATCGTAATTTCGAAGAAGACGAGATAGATGCAGAAGACTTAGCCCAAATGATTTTGGAGCAAGGGGTTCACCAGGGGCAGATGGAGGCATTGGCCAGCCAGGGCTTGGCTGAAATATCGAGAGGTTCTCAGGGGGAGTACATCCCAAACCAGCACTACAGCGCTCTACGACAAGCGCTTGAACAAAGACTGATTCAGCAGGGGGTGGATCCGGTACAGGCCTCAATCATGGTCAATCGGTTGCCTGAATACTCCTGAAATTTTTTCGGCACTAATTTTGCCTTTGTTCTAGGGGGCGCCAATCACTCGAAACTGGATACATTCCCGCCATGGCAGGCAGCTCAATCTCCCAAGCCAAGATGCGGTCTGCAAAGGCTGCAGCCAAGGCGATTGTCAAAAAGCAGATCGAGGTAGAGATTCCGCCGCATGTGCTTAAGGCGCGGAAGAGCTTTTCCTACTTCTGTGAGTTGATGGGCAAGAAGCCGGCCCGTCATATGCGGGATTGGCACAAGGTATTCCTGACCGGGCAGAGCAACGAACACCTACTGGATATTGCAGGCCCTAATACGTGCCTCCTGAGCCCCAGGGGAAGCGCTAAGTCCACCGTGCTGGGTTTGCTGTTGGGGTGGCTTATCGGCCGCCACGCGCTCTCTAAGAAGCTTCTGAGGATCCTTTATGTGTCGTACAACGTCGATGTGGCGCGCAACAAGAGCGCGGCGATTAAGAACCTCATCTGCTCGAAGGAATATCAGGAGATATTTCCGTGCGTACGACTATCCAAGATGCGTACGTCGGACGAGCTCTGGTCGATTGACTGGGATTTTGCGGAAGTTGATATCCGAGGAGAAGATGCTTTTACGGTCGCTTGTGCTGGTCTTAAGGGGACGATTACGTCGAAACGATCGTCGCTGATCGTCGTTGATGACGCGATCAAGAGCGCAGCGAGTATTGCCAACCCGGATATACGCCGGGAGATGGAGACCAACTGGACGAACGTGATCGTCCCCACCATGTTCCAGGGTGCGCGAGCCATCGCCCTGGGCACCCGGTTCCATTTTGATGATCTGTTTGCCACGATCTTCACGGAGAAGAAGGGGTGGAAGTGCATCACCCAGTCAGCTCTGAGCTACGACGACGACGGCAGGCCTAAGAGCTACTGGCCTGAAATGTGGTCGGCGAAGTACCTGCTGAAGCTCCAAGCAGATGATCGGGTGGCCTTCAGCTACCAGTACTTGAACCAGCCGGTGCGATCCACCGAACTAGGTATTTCTCCTGAACTTTTCGTCAAAGCCGAGGTCCCAGACGAATACGACTCCATCGGTGTAGGTATTGACCTCTCGGCTGGAATGACCGAGCGAAATGACTGGACCGTATTCACCCTGGCTGGTCGCATCGGCGACAAGGTCTACGTCATTGACTACAGGCGAATGCGCTCGATGGGGAACCTCGACAAGATCGAGGCCTTATGCGAGCTGCTGGTCGAGTGGAACTTGTTGGAGGTGAATGACGAGGGGCAGTATTTCAGGACTCAATCGCCGGTGATCATCTGGCCGGAAGTCGTCGCGTACCAGAAATCTTTTGAGGGCGATCTAAAGAGGATTCTTTTCAACGAGTGGCAGCTCTACAACCTCTCAGTCAGTCCGGTCAAGGGATTCCGTGGCGACAAACTTGCCAGACTTAGAGGAATTATGGGGTTGTTTGAGCATAAAAAAATCTTATTCAATAAGTACAGAGACTTCAGCTGCATGATTGATGAAATCGTCAATTTTGGGCACTCACCACATGACGATTGCGCGGACTCCTTGAATATCGTGGTACAGGGTCTTATGCGCAGAGGAAAGGCACACATTGAGTGGAACTAACATAGAACTATGACCCAGGGAACTCAGGACCGTTTCCGCCGCATTCTCGAAGCGGCCCGAAAGCGGGATGGTGGATCAAGTACTGACACGATGATCGTGAACAGTCATCTCTCGCAGATGAAACTGTTCATGTTGCGCCAGGGTCTGGAGTTTTACCCTGCGCAAGACACGTATGGCTTCAGGAAGCAATTCCTGTCGGCCTTGGTAGAAGAGAACGAAATCGATACCCGCCTGGAAGGAGTCGTTGATGATTTCCTGATTGACGGAAAGGGGCTCTTTTATTTCCGCCCAATCCGTGACACTTATCGGATCATGTGGTTCAGCGCGGATAACTACCGCGCGTACTACGACGCCATGGGTGAGCTCGAGGAAGTCGAGCTGATCTATTCGTTCACTGTCCGAGACAGCATTAACGCCCCTGCTGCAACCTCGAGCCTGCAGGGTGGCTCTGACCGTTACGTCAAGCTCCGGGTGAGGCGCGACGAGATCAAAGAAACCATCACTTCAGAAAAGCCCTCATTTGACGCCAGCTCCCAAAGCCTGGCTTTTGCGGTCAACAAGACCCGGACTCTGACCAACAGCCTGGGCTTTATCCCCGCAGTCGAGGCGTTCAACAACATGCGTTCCACGGGGATGGACGCAACTGGCGAGTTCGACTGGCTGGCTGAGCAGATCGTTACCCATGACGACCTGGTCAAGAACATTCGGACGAACATCCACTTCTTCGGAAACCCAACCCTGGTCTCCAGTCGTCCAAAGCATGACTTGGTCGACAGCGGCGATGAGGAGGGTATGCGCCCGACCATTAGCTCCCAGGCTGGTTTCTACGCGGCTAACCGCCCCTCGACGCGTGTCAGCTCACCTCTGTCCGGTGGTGGCGGTGGCGGCATGAAGGTCCCCCGCATCATTGCGAATGTGGAGTCCACTGACCGGGCTGTGTACCTCACGCCGGATGCCGTTTCGGGTGACCAGAACCTTTACGCCCGTCAGTACCGAGAAGAAATCAGAACGGCTCTTGGCGGTGTTGATGAGCTTGGAATTACAGCTGGTGCGACGGCCTATGAGATCAAATCCCTTTACGGCCGTGCTGCGACTTCAGCTACACGTCGTTGCCGAGGTCTGCTGACGTATGGCCTGTGCAAACTGCTTGGGCTGATCATCTTCAATGAAGAGAAGATCTTCCGTGAGTCATTTGCAGCAGCGATCGGTCTTGAGCGGCCTTCTGCTCCCATTCGTGAGCAGTTCCCTGATGCAGCAACGTTCCAAGAAGCTGTAGACGCTCACCAGCAAGTTGCTAAAGAGTATGAAGGCACGTTGGAGGTTGAAATTGGCAATTCCATCCAATCCCGTTCTCTACCTGATGGCGTCGTAGGCCTTATACCTGACGGTGATCGCAAGATCGAATGGAGGTGGAAAGGTCCCGTCTTTGAAGACGGCACAGAGGATATACTTAACTCAAGTATTGTTGTCCGAAACCTTCAGGAACTCGGCGTTAATTCGATCGAGGCTCTCCGTTATTTGTTCCCTGACAAGACGGACGAAGAACGAAGCGCAATGCTCAGTGGCTATCCATTCCGTATGGCCCAAGCCACTCAACAGAGTCTTGGCACATTCCTGACGCTTATTGAAAACATGCGTCAGGTTCCGCATCCGCAGGCACCCGACTTACCGCTGCTTGCGGATCCGAAGCTTGATTTAACCCCTTACATCTACCGCGCACTTGATTTCCTCAAGCGCGAGTTGACTTATGCAGGACAGTATTCAGACGCAACAGGCACCAGCGACCCCGCAGGTCTCGATCCCATCGAGCGCGCCCGCGCCGACGCAGGCTTACCAATCAGCTCCGGCCCAGAGCGCCCAACCTTCGTACCAGATTCCTTCGGCGCCGCAGCCGGAGGCTCCGGTCAGCTACCAACAGACGGCTCCGGCGGCCCCGGAGGCCAACCCATGGCAGCAGGCGTTCGAGCGACTGAGCGACAGCTTGAGCGCGACGCGGAGCTCCCAACCGCAGGCAGCCTACTCAACGCCGACCCCACAGGCAGCCCCGCAGCAGCAGCAGGCATGGCAGGGTTCGGCTCCGGCTCAGTACCAAGCGGCTCCTTCCGTATCGGGGCTGCAGACCTCAATTCCCCAAGCAACGCCGGCGTATTCCCAGGCCCCGACACAGGCGCCGAGCTACAGCAGCGAGCAGACCGCACCCGCGAGCGACGAGTATCTCGCAAGCGTCAGCGACGAAAGTCTTGAAGTTCTCCAGCACTTCGGTCTGGAGGCCCCGGCTCTCCTTAATCGCTACTCCTGTGTAGTCGAGGACGCTC